ATGACGAAGTTTATTATTGCTTCTGACGGGACAAACACAAACAGAGCAACTGCAAAAGCAGATATTTTCAAAACAGCACAACTTGCTACGGCAACTGCAGGAAATTCCACAACTGGTCTTTCTAATGCTATGATTGATATATCTACAGCAGAAGCGTCAGACCCTTCTAATCCTTTGATGATCATAGGTCTTCATGAGGATGTGACTAACGCTGACCACTCTGCAGCAGGTATCTCTTATGTCGTTAAACTTAACAACCATGTGTATGCTTCGTCTAGTGGCGACGCAGATGCAGCTATTTCATAAGGGGGACTAATAATGGCGATATCTAGAGCACAATTAGCCAAAGAGTTAGAACCAGGTTTAAACGCCCTCTTTGGTATGGAATATGGTCGATATGAGAACCAACATTCTGAAATTTTCACAACTGAGTCTTCAGATCGTGCATTTGAAGAAGAAGTAATGCTTTCTGGTTTCGGGGCTGCCCCGGTCAAGCAAGAGGGTTCAGTGGTATCATTTGATGATGCTAATGAGTCTTTCACTGCTCGATACAACCATGAAACCATTGCTTTGGCTTTTGCTATCACAGAGGAAGCAGTAGAGGACAACCTCTATGACCGTCTTTCTGCTAGATACACAAAAGCTCTAGCTCGATCAATGGCTCATACAAAACAAGTCAAAGCGGCTTCAGTTCTTAACAACGCTTTCGATTCTACTGTAACAGGTGGAGACGGCAAAGAGTTGTGTGCGACTGACCACCCACTGTTGAATGGGGGTACATTATCTAATGAGCCTTCAACTTCTGCGGATTTAAACGAGACATCCCTTGAGGATGCCCTAATTAATATCGCGGGATTTGTGGATGAGCGTGGTCTAAAAGTTGCACTTCGAGGCACAAAGCTTATCATTCCTCGACAGCTACAGTTTGTTGCTGAGAGATTGATGGCTTCTACGCTTAGATCTGGAACTGCCGACAATGATGTGAACGCTGTTAGGTCAATGGGAATGCTTCCACAGGGTTATACTGTGAATGACTTCCTAACAGACACTGATGCTTTCTTCATCATGACTGACACTCCAAGAGGTTTCTTACATTTTGAAAGAACACCTCTTTCAACAAACATGGAATCTGACTTCGACACAGGTAACATGAGGTATAAGGCTCGTGAGAGATATTCTTTCGGGTTCTCAGATCCTCGTTGTGTATTTGGGTCACCAGGAGCCTAATTTCATAGTTTTCCTCCCAACTTAAAGGGCGAGTAAAATCGCCCTTTCTTTTTGTGTGGAATTGTTTTATATTCTAAATATCCAAACTATCACATAATGTGGTAGACATTGCCAGATTGGAGGTAAATATGGCTAATACAACTTTTTCAGGACCAATACGGTCACAAAATGGAATGAAACTAATCAGTAAAGATTCTACTACTGGTTTAGTATCAGACAGAACCCTTGGAGATTATCCACAAGACACAAGACGTTTTTATTTAGACGAATGGTTTTTACAAAGACCTGGTTTAAATGCAGACATTGACCAAGTATCAACAGTTGAAGTTCAAAGAGCTTTGAACAGAAATTGGGAAGCACTTGGAACTAATATGACTACAGCTTTGTGTACTTTTAACACTACTTCGGCAGGAATTGTTGCAACAACAGCAGGTGCTGACCAAGATCAAGCAGTGCTTACTCCACATTTAGATACTGCTGCGACAGCATGGGCCGGATGCAAATGGGGCACCGAGAACCAAGTGCATTGGGAAACATCAATCTCATTACCTGCAATTGATAACCAAAAAGTTTGGGCGGGTTTAAAACTTACTAATGACCAGTTGATCGCAACTGATGATGATCAGGCATATTTTAAGTTTCAGACTGATGCTACTAACAGTGAAGCATTTGATGATTTTACCTTGTTACATTTTGTTCATAGTATTGGTGGTACTGACCACATTAGTGTATTACCTATTACTGTGGCTGCTGATACAATTTACCATTTAAAAATTACTTTTGATAGTTCAAGACAAATGTCTATTTTTGTAAATGGTGTTCAGTACAACATAACAAGTACATCTGGAAGCACAGGTGGAACTTCTGTTACTACTGGAACAACTAAATCGGCTGCTATGACAGATGATGTTGATTTGATTCCTTACATTGGAATTGAAGCGGGGGCAGCGGCTGCTGAAGCAATTCATTGTCATTATGTAAAAATGAGTAGAATAATTAACGAATAATTGTTTTTAGGAGGGCAATATGGCTGATGCAGTAGCCTCACAAACGATACTCGATGGTCCAAAACAAGTTGTTATGAAGTTCACCAATATAAGTGACGGCACGGGCGAAAGTGCCGTCACTAAAGTAGATGTTAGTGCTCTTTCTACGAACACTGACGGTGCTACTTGCACGGGCGTAGCGATAGAACAGATATGGTGGCAGTGTCTTGGTATGAAAGTAAGCATACTATTTGATGCTACCTCCGATGTTTTAGCCATTCAGCTTGGTGAGAATCAAAGTGGACATCACGATTATAGGGATTTTGGTGGCATACCGAATAACGCGGGTTCTGGAGTTACGGGGGATGTTCAGTTTACAACTGTAGGTCACTCTAGTGCAGATACCTATACGATTATTTTGGCTATGCGTAAGAACTATGGCTGATCGTAAGCGAGATAAACAGCCACCAAAAACGAAAAAGTATTTCCGCTCCACTAAAAAAGGAGCGGGGATGACCAAAGCAGGTGTCGCTCGTTACCGAAGAGAGAACCCTGGTAGTAAGTTAAAGACGGCTGTTACTAAGAAGAAGAACCTTTCTACTAAGGACAAGTCTAGACGTAAGTCTTACTGTGCCAGAAGTGCGGGTCAAATGAAGAAATTTCCTAAAGCAGCTAAAGATCCTAATAGCCGATTGAGACAGGCTAGGAGACGATGGAGATGTTGATGAATAACCAAATTATAGTAGGTGTCACAACGGCTGTTGGTTTTGGTGTGCTGTCTTGGATGGCGTACACTTTAATAGAAGTAGATAAAAGAACAGAAGTTATGTCTGTTACTGTGAGTAAAAACCACGAGATGTTAAAACCTTTGTGGGAAGACTTTATAAGGAGAAGTGCTAAAAATGGCAATGGGGAGATCGCAAATGGCAAAGCAAGTTTCGAAATCTGGGAGTAGCAAGGACGCTTGTTACCATAAGGTAAAAGCTCGTTACAGAGTTTTTCCTTCAGCATATGCTTCTGGGGCTATAGCAAAGTGCCGAAAGGTGGGGGCAGCTAATTATGGTAAATCTACTAAGAAGAAAGCTTATGGCGGTATGATTGAATCAGATCAACCTCGTAAGAGATCTTTACCTAGGGGCTTCAAGAATGGGGCTAGTGTTATTATAGCTAGAGGATGTGGTACTGTAGAGGGCAGAAAGAGAAAAAAAACTAGGATTTTTTAATGGCTGTTCGTAAGACAAAGAAAGGACTTGCTCTAAAGAGATGGTTTAAAGAAGATTGGAAAGATGTTCGCACGGGTAAAGCTTGTGGCAGACAAAAAGGAGAAAAGAGGGGAACCCCGTATTGTAGACCTTCTAAAAGAGTAAGTAAGAAAACTCCGAAAACGGCTTCTGAGATGTCGTCCTCGGAGAAACGTAAACGAATATCTCAGAAGAAAAGAATTGGTCAACCTGCAGGGAAGCCAAGAAGAGTTCAAGCAGCAAGAAGGAGAAAAACATGAAAAGTAAAATGAAACCAAAGAAAAGAATGATGAAAGGCGGCACCGTCAAAAAGATGATGAAAAAAGGCGGTGTTATCAAGAAGATGAAGAATGGTGGATTTATGGGCAACAAAGGTAAAACTATGACCGTAGCTTCTGCTAAAAAATTCTTAAAGGAAAAAGGTTTTGTGGTTCTTGGCAAAAAGAAAAAGTAATCAATGCCATACTTACAAAGTAACATCCCACACTTTAAGTGTTGGGTGCGGAAAGAATATACGCATAATCACGAGAAATATCATGGAGAGTTTCTACACGCTATGGCGATTGCAGTTACTACCATGCCGAATAGGTGCCTAAGTTTCCAGTTAATCTTCACAGGTTGTGAAGCAGAGGACGAAGAGAATGTACATGGAGGTGCAATGTGGGCTAGGATGCCGATTACAGCGTTGGTCGGTGACTTCGATTTTGAGGGATGGCCCGACCCTATGGCGACGTATCTAGCACAACCTTGGGATTGTGCGTCACATCATCATTCTGTATATGTCCTAGACAGAGCAACACCATGTCCCTGGTTAGCGAAGATAGGATCTAAGTTTTATCCTGCAAAATACTTGTTTACCGTGGACTACACAGAGAGTGAGATCGCTGATGACCCGGCACAACATAAACAGAGCCATGTGATGCAACTACTAGAAGCAGACAACTATACAGGAAATATTGTTGCCTTGCCGAACAATCGTGTGAGAGTAACGCATCCCGCTTGGTTTGAAACTGGAGAAGGTCCTCCAGACTTTAAGCCGTCTCAGCATATTCACTACTCGAAGTCAGACTTGGATTATGTATTGGACGTAAACCAAATATTTGATAATATGTACGCAAATGATGAAGAGGACGAATAAATGGCAACATCTAGCTCCAGAGACTTTGATCTTGACGTAGCAGAAATAATAGAAGAAGCCTACGAGAGGTGTGGGATAGAAATAC